AATCTGAATTTATTTATACACTACTTATCTTCATTATCTTCTTGTAAATCTTCAGATTTACCGTCTGTCAATAATCCTTGTGGAAGTATAGATGATAAAAGCTTATAATCAATTTTGTTTTCCGCTGATTCCTCCAAAAGCGCTGAAGAATGAATCTCACCACCAAGTTCAATTAATTTAGTAAGTTCAGTAATGGAGTTTCTCAAACGGCCTACTCGTTCCGGATCAGATGGCTGATCTTTATAATATTCTTCTTCTACTGCTTTAGCTTTTTTGTTTATTTCTTCTTTTATGATTTGCTCATTATACTCCTTTAGAGTTTTTAGCATATCATTCTTCATCCCCTGGCGCTCATATTCTTTCTGCATAAGCTTAATACCATAATATTTCTTAGCAACATAAAATGCAACTCTAGCTAATCCCATAACAAATGCAGCAGCAGCACTTGTAGCAACAGATATGGTAACCCATGAAGAACCATAATCTAACTGCTTGAACTTAATTTCTCCGCCAAACTCTGAAACAGATTGAGTCAAAGCCTTATCAATTATAGAGCATGATTTAGCCAAAATACTTATATCTTGAATAATTGGAAGCTTTATATTTATAATATCATCAGTATCTTCGGTTTGGACATATCGATTCATCCATGAATATAATACAGAAATAGTCATTCTTAACTGATCAATTTCTTTCTTATAGGCATTATACTGATTGGAATCCAATATTAAGCGATCAGTTATACTTGAAACAATCTGATTACGAGCATTTATCTCTAAATTTGAAAATATTAAAATACCACTATCATACAAAGCCTGCAAAGATTGTTTAACTTCTAATACATTATCTAAATAATAGATATTCCCATTATTAGAAAATTTTGGATTAAAGTTGTCATATGCAATATTGACATATCTTTTAATATCAAGTAGTCTCATATTTAATTTTGATGTTTTGTTAGTTTAATAAATTTGTTCTATCCGGAATTAACATTATCTAAAGAATGCAACTTGAGATTCTAACCAGATCCATTACTATGCAATATCAAGTCTAATGTTTCTATAGATGTATAATGATATATTTTCATGATAATAAAAAATCTTACAACACTAAACAGATGACTTAGCTTTAATAGCATCAAGTTTTTTCTTAAAGTTATCTCTAATAATAATACTGGCTTTATTAGGATCTAGTAGACTCACATTTTCGTAAAAAGAGGTATTGCAGCGTGGGCATTGTTTACCATATAATGGAGTATGACATTTCGGACAACAAGCTTGCAGATCATTCAAATGCCATTGTTCTAATGCATAATACCCAGAAAACGTCCACAATATACCATCCAAATACTCTTCTTTATAACCACTCTGTACTTCTTTTATTAAAGCACGATTCCTTTCTCTCTCTTTTGCTTTTTCTTGATTCGCTCTATATCCTGAAAAATGAAGTACAATAAATATGATAATTACTAACCCTATAAGAAACAGCAAAAAAATCCACAACTCAAGCTTTATACGTAACAAACTACCTATCCACTGTATGAAACTCAAAATCATACCAGGAAATGAGTAATCTTTAAAAACTTCACAAAGCCATCCAGCAAGAAATGCAGAAAGCACCCCACCTACCCATTTTACAATACTATGCCATTTCATTATGGTTTATAATTATTTTTTTATTCTCAAGTAGCCATTTTCATCCATACACATATTATCCATTCAATTATTAAACATTTAAAATACTATTCAAGACGTTTTCGTTCATGGAATATTTTTCTTGTTGGGGGATTTCATTAAATAGCGATAGCATTCTTTTATATTTAGGGAGCATTTCACTATGACTATTGTAATCCATATTAGAAAACTTTTTTATTTCGTCGTATCTACCTAGTTCTTCAATAAGATATCGTACATAATTGCGCATTTTAGCTTCAATGGAATCGTTGCCGTCAAATCCAAGAAATGTTACTTTTCCCATATTTTCCCAACCGAGTTTTGTGGCGGAAAAAATAAGGCCTCTGTACATTTCAAGAATATCAAGAACTAACCTACTTTCCTCAATAGATAATTCATTGTTATCTAAAAAGAAATCTACTAAATCATTATAATGATAAGTAAAACCGTTACTTAAAGCGTCTTTTAACTCCGTATATTGATGTTTCTCTGGAGATAGTTTTTCTAGAATTTCTAATTGTAAAATATACGATAATCTTTCTTTTTCGGTAAGCTCAAATTTATTGTCCATAACATTTATATTTTAAGTTTTAAATATCCGTTTTCATCAATCTCAAATTCTCCACAAATTTTGGAGGTTGTTTCTTTTTGTTGAGGCTGATTGCCTTTCAGCATTTCACCTTCTCCACGAAGTAGCCATTCGGCAGACACATCCGGAAAAGCTTGAAGTATAAGTAATATTGTACTTGATGATAGTTGTACGTCGGAGTTAATTTGATTATTTAAGGTCTTTTGATTTACAGAGAAATCCTTTGACAACTTTGTTGGATTGCTTTCTTTCAAAAGAAGAATATCTCTAATTCTTTGTTTTACTGCGTTTTCGTTCATACAAAATTATCTTATAGTAATATTTTACTTTTTATTTCTTTGAAATAAGTAATATCCTACTTATATTTGCATCGTGATAAACAAATAAAGGTTATCACAGATACAAATAATTTAATGTAATATGTAAAGGTATTAAAAAGAGTATGGGAAAAGACAGATTAAAGGTTAAAAAGTTCAAATCAAATCTCAACAGAGAGCGAGGATTGATAATGGCAACGGGAGCGGAACGGGCATTGCCTTTGATTCCCGTGGGTGAAACAGCGGAATTTAGTGAGATGGAATTTCGTTCAAGTGTAATCCGCACAGCGATAAACCGTCTTGAACAGCTTGGTTATAAGTTTGATTGCACTACTAAAGGCTGTATAGGTTATTGTCTGGTAACACGTACGGAATGAGTTTAGATTTTCAAATTATTAAGTAGCAAGCGATATGGGAAGTTTTAAGGTAATAATGATGCGATTCTTATGCTTATTTGATAAGCCAAAGAAAAAATTCGTATTGACCAATAGATATATAATAAGAGATGGAGTTAGGCTTTACAGAATAAAGTGTATAAAATCATTCGGACCATTTAAAAAAGGAGAATTGGGAGGTTATGTAGAAAGAGAAGATAACCTCAGCCAATTTGGTAATGCATGGGTATACGATGATGCATGTGTTTTTGGTCATGCAAGAGTTTACGATAATGCAATTGCATGCGGAAATGTGTGTATATCTGGAAATGCAGAAGTATATGGTAATGCGTTTCTCTGTAATAATGCAAAGGTTTACGGAAATGCAAAGATACATGGAAAAGCAAATATACAAGACAATGCAAAAGTATTTGATTATGCCGATGTATTTGGAAATTCAACTGTATCTGGTAATGCAAAGGTATGCGGTAATGCATTCATTTCCGGAGGAGCAATAATTTATGATAGAGCAAAAGTGGAAGGATATGCATTGGTAAGCGATGAATCAAAGGTATTTGGCGATGCTCGTATATCAGGTTATTCAACGATATTATGTAATGTATCGATATATGGTGAAGCATATATATCAGGTTATGCACTTATTAATAATAACAACCAACACTGTGGTTTTGATTGTATCATCTTTCATGAAAAACACGTCCATGCTTATCTGACAAAATACAAAAAAATAGAGATAACGTGTGGACGTTTCTGTGGAGACATTGAAGCTTTTGAAAAAATAGCCAAGGGAACTGGGGATGAAAATGAATGCCAGGCAATCATTGGCATCATCAAAAAAAGATTCGGTTTGGATGGATAACGATAAAGTTGTACTGATTGAGCTTCCGGATGATGTAGCACTGTTGCTACATGCTCGTAACCGTGGAAGCCATTAAAAAAGGAGAAGTTCTTTGAATAAGACACATCCATCTCACATCCCAACTTAATTGATTTTAGCCTTGTGCAGTAAATCCCCCATGTGTATGCATGTCATACGCCTTTGCAGATATTGTAACCGTTAATCCATCGTTAGTAGATTCAATAGTTAGAAGTTCCATTTTTTCAAACTCTTCAAGAATCAATCCGACCTGGAATGGAAGGCATCCACAATATTGAGATAATTCACGGTTATTAATATCAATTTCGAGGGAATTAGAAGACAGCAAATACTCTAAAGCTAAGTCTTTCATTTGGGGTGTAATAAGCTTGATTGCCATAAGAATAATGATTTAGTGAATAATACTACAAAGATAACAAATATGATGACAAGTTCGGACATAAACAGGCTGGCAGCAAAGGTGGCAGAACAGGTGCTGCAGATGACAGACGAGCTGATGACTCCCAAGCAGGCGGCTGAATACTTAGGCATAAGCCTGAACGCCCTGCAACAGCGGAGGTCCAAGACACAGATACCATCCCACAAGAAAGACGGATGCGTGTACTACAGTAAAAGAGAATTAACCGAATATTATCTGAATCTATGAAACTGAATGACATGACTAAGGGGGCACTTTTATGCCTCGGAATGATGGTAATTATGGCGATAGCCGGAACATGCGACTACCAGGATGCCACACACTTCCAACGTACAGAGGAAGAACAGGATATTGAGCCTGCAGACACTACAGAGAGCGCATACGATGTGATGCGATACGTGCAGGCAATGGAGAAGAAACTACCGCAGTGATGCGCTATACATCATACTTTAACTCATTTCATCCCGGTCCAGCAATGGGCCGGGATATTCTAAAGCAACATCATAAAAACATAAGATAATGGAAACAACGAACAGGAAGTCAAAAGAGGATGACATGATTGTATTGTTACCTCTTACCAATGCAGATCCTCCGTCACATGTGGAGATGGACGAGCATCTGACACATGCGAAAGAACAGGTAAGCAGAATAAGTTCAATTAAGCCAGTCCACAAAATACACATTCCAAATGGGTATGTGATGACCACACGGCCAGAGATTTGGGATGGATATAAGCTGGACGCTAAATCAACGGTATTATAGTAATAACCTAAAAATAAAAAGACATGAAAACATGGATGGAAGTACAAGCCAAATACTCAAAGGATAATGGCTTGAAATCAAAGAAAGTAAAAGGTACATATTTAGTTGAAGCTGACAGCATGACTGTTGCAGAATCAATAGTAATCAAGCAGATTACACCTCTGGCAAATGGTGGTATAAGTGTAATATCTATCAAGAAAGTAAGATATGATGATGTTTTCCAGGCTGAGGCAGGAAAGTGGTTCAAAGTAAAATACCATACAATAGATATAAAGTATGGAAAGAAAGGGAAAGAAACAAAGAAGAAAACCACATACTATGCTCTGGTTGCCGGTGATTCTACCAAAGATGCAGAAGATAAATTTCATGCTGCAATGAAAGGTACAATGTTTGAATATACCGTTGACTCTGTATCTGACAGCAACCTATCAGATGTATTCCCATACGTTCAAGAAAAGCAGACAGATGAAACAAGATAGGAATATGACCACAATATATGTACATCCGTCAGTAATGAAAAGAATAAAATCGGGCAACCTCTCTCCTATCACGACCAGATATGAGGTTGATGTGGGTGAAATTGTGGAAGTGATGGATGATGATGAGGTTAGTTCCGTCATTACAAAAGTAAAGAGTGTGAGGAAAATGGCTGTAGGTCTGTATCAGGTTGAATTAAAAGATCCGGCCACGGCATTTATTGAATAATTAAAAAACAGAAATCACTGGCTCCATCAGGATAACACATAATCTCATGGCATAGTGTTTAAGGTTAGAACAGGTAAAGGTAATGAGATTGGGAGCCGGTGATTTTTATAGATACTATGTGGAACAATAAACGAAAAAGCAAAGCTTCAGGAAAGACGGAGCATCAGAAACTGGTAGCAACGCTGGACAGATGGTTTTCAAAGTACATCCGGCTGAGGGATTCATTTGTAAGCAATGGAGAACTGTTTTTCCGCTGTATCAGCTGTGGAAAAATTAAGTCATACGATGAGGCTGATTGTGGCCACTACATCAACAGAGGTCACATGTCAACCAGATTTGATGAAGATAACTGCCATGCACAATGTAAGTTCTGCAATCGGTTTGATGAAGGAAACATCTACAACTACCGGGAACGGCTGATAAATAAAATCGGCCTGAGCCGGGTGCTCTTACTTGAAGCAAAGAAGAACCAGACCTGCAAGCTGAGTGATTTTGAGCTGAAAGCTCTGATAAGCCATTACAAAGCTGAGGTTAAAAAGCTGGAGGAGGAAAAATGGGAAAAGAAATGATAACAATACCTCTGAGTGAATGGAATGATATGAAGAAAAGGTTAAGCGATATACAGAAGAAGGTTGAAACGCTGTATAACCGTGAAACCGACTACGTTTCCATGCCGGAGTTGTGTGAGTGGTTACAAATATCACGTACTACACTATGGAGGCTAAGAAGTGAAGGAAAGATAAGGACATGCCTTATAGGAGGTAAAATGGTAGCCAATAAAGATGAGATTCAGACGTTGCTGAATGAAGGAAAGATATAACTGAAACAACATGTTTGACAAGATGATTTTTAATGCCCAGATTGATTTTGTACGTGATGCGGAAAGGATAGCCAGAAAGCACCATCTGATACAATGTACGGAGGGAAACGAAATCTATTATCAGTCATCGGCATTAAGCAACATCGAGGGTATATGGTGGAAGATACGAGGAAGAACGGCCCAAATAAAATGCTCACTGCATAAGATATTCTGGAGGTGCAGATATGGCACGCTGGACAACTCTCAGATGTTCACCATATCGGATGCCAAACAGATTGTATCAGAGCTGCTGGATGAATGGGATATAAACCCAGAACAAGTAAGAATCACCTATTATGAGGTAGGTCTGAATATACCAGTTGACCATGATCCGATTGAATACATATCTCTGGCCGAATCTATTGGTGTAATGAGGAACAGGGAGCTCTTCAATGATGCGAACTTTGAAAAGAACCGTCAGAAAACAACGGAGAAATCAAAGAACATCAAGAAGGTTTTCAAGATTTATGACAAAGGATTTGAGGCACGCGATAAGGGAAGACTATGTGAAGGTAATATTCTAAGGATTGAGACCATATACAGGAGACAGTCTGTCAACCTGATTGACTTTTTCTCGGAGAAGTCGATATACAACATCATACATACCTTCTACCGTGACTGGGTCACAATAGGATTCAGGCAGAGACTAACTGCAGACAAAGGTATCAAATCAAGCCAGATAGATAAGGCTGAGGCTTTGTTGAGGCTGGGAAGGGATGACTACCTAAGAAGTACATACGAGCGTTGGAAGTCAGGACATTTGACTGACAAGCAATATCGTACTATAAGAGAGTTCATCAACTCATGGGATGAGATTAAATGCCATTTCAGGATGCTTCAATCACCTCATGAGATTGAGTATAAAACCAAGTTACTGAGCCTTTTCAATGAGGCAAAAAATTAATGACCTTATAGGCATATAGGAATATGACTGAAAATCAAAGAAATAACTTTTTCGTGAAACGTATTGAAACAGCGTTTGTTTCATTTAGGGAGTTATTTTGTGTCCGATTATCTTTTCAGGTAACTTGTCCTATACAGCCATTAGCTGGTCGGTAAACCTTAAAACAAGGAAATGGGAAAAGAGAAACGAACAATCTGTTATGCGACTAACAGAAAAGACGAAATAGCAAGAATACAGGCTGAATATTCCTTACCTGCAGGATACAACATCAATAGAGAAGTTGAATGTATGCTGTCAAAGGATGACATCAAGAACTTACAGGAAGAAGTGAAGAAAGGTTTGATTGAAATTAGGAGGAAATAGCAATGGAAGCAGTAAGTATGGAACAAGCTATCAAAATATATCTGGATAATCGTGCAAAGACCGATTCTCTCTTTGCTGAAACCTACAAGAAAGCAAACAAGAGCATAAAGGAATGCTGCAAGTATATTTACTCACAAGCCAAGAAGCTGGCAAAGGGAGGAAATGCAGTCGGGGTGGATGATGCAACCGTATATGGATGGGCTGTACACTACTACGATGAGGACAACATTAAGGTTAAAGATGTGAAAGAACGTGTGGAGGTAGTTGCCCCGACTACAGTACAGGAACCAGTAGTACAAGAACCAGTCAAAGAAGAAAAGCCGGTGAAACAAAAATCTGCAAGAAAGAAAACGAAGCAGGAACTACAAAAGATATTTGATTCAAGACAACTGTCACTATTTGATATGTAACTATGGAAAGAATAAACTTGAATAACTTAGTGCTTGAAATGAGTACACACCTCAGACCTATATCCGAAAAAGAAAAAGAATATGCAAAGACTATATTCCCATCAACCGGATACTACAAGAAAAGCGGTGAAGTGTGGTGCCATTGCTGTGGTAACATAGAATATCAGATTCCAGGTATATTGGAGGTGGATTTAGAATTAGGGTATCAGTGCAGCTGCCTGAATCATCTCATATTAGAACAAAATCCACGGAAAGATAATCTGACAGAATCGAAATATTACTCTGTGGTGCATACTTACAATAAATGGCAGGTAATAAGAACATTTTATGTCCAACGAATAAACCACAAAGGGTATCCAACAAAATATACCATAAATGAAGTTTATCAGAATTGGGTATCACCAGATGGAGAAGAGATAATCGTATCAAAGAGGTACACTCGTGGAGTAAATTTCTTCAAATGGTATTACGACACAGAATATGTAATAAGAAAACACAATAAAAGCTGTAATGGATATTATGTACTTGAAGACGTGTTCGATGTGACTGGTAATTATTTCTATCCAGACTATAACATCACAAGAAAACTACGAAAATACGGATGGTGCAAAGCTATAGAGAAGTTGCCATACGTGTCAGTTGTAGAGTGTATGAAGATGCTGCTGGTATCAAGGCATGCAGAGACAATAGTAAAACAAGGACAGTACGATGTATTCCTTTGGATGGTAAGGAGTAATAAACAAGATTTGGAATATATGCCGCAAATGAATATCTGTCATAGAAACCATTATGTGATAACTGATGCATCAATATACTTTGATACGCTTTCGTTCATGAATATGACCGGGAAAGACATTCACAACCCCAAATTTATTTGCCCAGATGATTTGTACAAAGCGCATGAAATTGCACTAGCTTCATATAAAAAGATAGAAAAGAAAGTAACAGAAGAAGAGAAGCGCAAAAAAGCAGAAAAGGAGAATAAAGTTTACGTAAAAGAAAAAGAGAAGTTCTTTGGAATAAGAATAACAGACGGAGAACTATCAATCCAAGTCTTACAGAGTGTGTTAGAGTTCATAGATGAAGGTGACAGCATGCATCACTGTGTCTATGAAAATGAATACTACAAGAAAAAGGATAGTCTTATCTTATCAGCAAAAGTAAATGGAGAACGTATGGAAACTGTTGAGGTATCATTAAAGACATTTAAAGTAATTCAATCACGAGCGGCCTGTAATAAAACAAGCGCATACCATAACCGTATAATCGAACTTGTAAACCGTAACATGGGATTAATCAGGAGGGCTGCATCATGACATCAATATAACGGAAAGATAAGCTAACCAACAATTAAAACTGAAATAAATTAAAATGAACATTAAAGGACAAATAACCGTGGTGAAAGATATAGAATCAATCACTACAAGGGATAAAAGAATAATCTTAAAGCGTACAGCAGTAGTAGAAACAGACGGAGGGAAATACGCTCAGTCGCTGGCTTTCGATGTGATGGGAGAAGATGTAAACAACCAATGGCTGGCAGTTGGCCAGAAAGTAGAAGTAGACTATAACTGCAATGTCACAGAGTTCAATGGAAAGTTATACAACAATATCAGAGCATGGAGAATCATTGAATGTAAAGATGGGAAAGGATAAAAGAGTAATGGTGAGATTTGATGAATCAACCTTCATGGCACTAAATGAAGTGGCAATAAAGATGAAAACGAATCTCTCTGTAGTAATCAGGGCGTTTTGCAGAAAACAAATAAGTGACATAACAGATACAAATGGAAACATAATACTCCATGAGAAACGAACGCAAGGCAAACAGCAAGGTGTTATTGATGATAGCTAAGCTGTATGAAAGACTCTCAGACATATCAGCAAAGGACCGGCAAATATACTATGCCGGTCTAAGCTATGAAGATATATTTCAGGATACGATTATCAAAGTAAGTACAGACGAGAAAGCAGCGGATATAACAGATGAAAATGAATTTGTAAAGTATTTCATCTACAGAATGAGAACGGTGCAATACCAAACAATAAAGAACTCAAAACGATTAAAAATCACAACTTATGCCGACAATTTACAAGCCAAAGAAAGCGAAAAAGAAGGAGAATAACCTCTATGATGAGGAAAGAAGGAAGATATACAAATCAACCAGATGGAGAAAGTTGAGAGAATTAAAGATAGCACAGCAACCACTATGTGAGATGTGCCTGAAGGAAGGAAAGACAACAATTGCAGAGGATGTGCATCACATCGAATCATTCATGTCAACAGATAATCCGATGAGAAGGATGGCTTTAGCCTATGATTATGAGAACCTAATGAGCATTTGCAAGATGCATCATCAAATGATACATAACAAATCGAATGGGAATGACATCAAAGGGGGTATGGGGTGAAATTTTAGAAGGTCAAGTAACTTGAACCTCGCCCCACCCCATTCGACACGCGAGGCAATTTTTGAAAAAAGCCAAAATAGGGATTTTGTTGCGATGTGTTAAAACAATGATTTCGTCTGACAAAAATCACGTTTGAAAAAAAGAGAAAACTATGGCAGAAACAACTCTGGTGCAGTTTAAGCTGCCCAAAAACGTAAAGCATAAAGAAGCTAAAAAACTCATTTGCAACCTTGTGAGAGATATGAATGAGCGCGGTGAGCTGGCTCCGTTCGATGTGGCATTATTACACCGGATGGCAACAGCTTATGAAATGTATCTTATCTGTGTGGATAAGATTACTACAGACGGAATGACGATGACAAACAAAAAGGGAGAAATGGTAAAAAGGCCGGAGGTTAATATTCTGAAAGAAAACTGGTCGCAGTTTCTGGAACTGGCTAAAGAGTTCGGGCTGACTGCTATGAGCAAACGAAAACTGAAAACGATGAAGAATATTGATGAGGCTATCCAGTCACCTTTGAAAGAATACCTCCGTGAACACCAGGTATGACACGAAAAAAGAAATACATACAATATGCAGAAGATGTACTAAGCGGAAAGATTGTAACAGGACACTACATAAAACTGGCTGCTGAGCGTTTCTTTAGATTAATGTATGATGGACGGTATGAGTTCAGAGAAGATAAGGTAGAGCAGGTATGTGGATTCATATCAATCATCCACCATTACACCGGGAAACATGCTGGAAAGCCATTTGTCCTGGAAGCATGGCAAGAGTGGATTGTTGCTTCCATGTATGGCTTTTACCTGAGAGGGACAAATGAAAGACTGGTGCAATCGGCTTACATTGAAATGGCGCGAAAGCAGGGTAAATCTGCTTTTGCGTCTGCGTTGTGTTTGTACCATCTGATAGCAGACGGTGAAATGAACGCGGAGGTCTATATGGCGGCCAATTCCAAAGACCAGGCAAAGGTATCTTTCAACATGGCATCAAACTTTAGCAAGATGCTGGACCCCGGAAAAGAATTCCTGGATCCATACAGAGACACCATAAAGTACGAAAGAACGCTGAGTTTACTGAAAGTGCTGGCAGCCGATTCAAGCAAGCTGGACGGTCCGAATGCATCCATGTATCTGATTGACGAATATCACGCGGCCAAAAACTCTGGCGTGAAAGATGTATTGCAATCCTCACAAGGTATGCGAGAGAATCCGATGGCAGTAATCATTACTACTGCAGGATTTGACCGTCTGGGAGTATGCTACCAGTACAGGGAAATGTGTACGGAGGTAGTGTCGGGGCTGAAAGAAGATGATACGCTGTTTATTGCTATTTACTGCCTGGATAAAGAAGATGACTGGAAAGATGAGGCTGTATGGGTGAAAAGCAATCCGAATCTGGGAGTAACCGTACAGACTAAGTATCTTAAAACACAGGTAAGGAAAGCCATCAATACACCAAGCGATGAAGTAGGTATAAAGACAAAGAATCTGAATATATGGTGTGATGCTGAAAAGACATGGATAAAAGATGATTACATACTTTCTGCATCAGCTAATGTGAACTTAGAAGAATACAATGGGCTGGATTGTTTTATCGGAGTGGACCTGTCATCTACATCAGACTTGACTTCATTCTCTGTTATGATACCCACAACAGAAAAGATGGTTTGGAAAACATTCTACTTTCTTCCGGAGGCGGCATTAACAGAAAAGCGATTCAAAGAATTGTATGGAGAATGGGCACGCCAGGGAGCCTTATGTATAACTCCGGGAAATGTGGTGGACTATGATTTTATCCTCAATAAGATTATGGAAATAGGTCAGATTCTTAATATTGTAACCATAGGATATGACAGTTGGAATGCTACTCAGTTCGTCATTAACTGTACAGAAAAAGGATTGCCGATGGAACCGTATTCACAGAGCATCGGAAACTTCAACAAACCGACAAAAGAACTGGAAAGATTATTGCTGTCTGGAGTGGCAGTAATTGACAATAACATCATTACACGACACTGTTTCCGAAACGTGGTAATGGCACGTGACAAGAACGGGAACACGAAACCAAGCAAACAATACGAAGAGAAAAAGATTGACGGGGTAATTGCCATGATTGAAGCTCTGGGAGTTTATCTGATGTGCCCAAGATACGATAATGTGATTTATTAGTTTGTCTGACAAAAATTTCGTTTCAAATAAAAACGAAATGAAATTATTTGGCTACGAGTTTAGAAAGATTTCCAAGAAGGAAATATCTCAGGTGTCAGCTTATGGAGGAACAGGTTTAATTCAGCTGGCATCACGCGAATACCCTATGTTATTGAGTACGGTGTACAGGTGTGTAGACCTAATATCCGATTCAGTAGCTGTATTGCCGCTGGAAGTGTTCAGGCTGGATGAAGCAGGGTTCAAAATGAAAGACACGAAACATCCTATCTATGAGCTGCTGGATCTGGAGCCAAACGAGAATATGACGCGCTACGTTTTCATAAAAACTCTTATGGCATCCGTATTGCTGACCGGGAACGGATATGCATACATAGAACGTGGTGAGGATGGAGTCACTCCTATCCAACTGGTGTACATCCCATCAAACCAGGTATCAATACAATGGATAGTAGACAAAGAAGGAATAAGGAGGAAAAGATACCTGGTATCCGGATTTACGCAATTGGTTGAACCATGCGACATGATACATGTGCTTAATTTCAGTTATGATGGAATTATCGGAGTATCTACGTTAACACATGCCAGACAAACTTTAGGAATCGCTACAAGTTCTGAGGAACATGCTGCTGGATTCTTCAAGTCGGGGGCCGCAGTAAGCGGTGTGCTGACAATAGAAGGCGCACGACTGACGAAGGAACAAAAAGAACAAAATTATAAGCAATGGGAAGAGCGTTCCAACTCTAATAATGGCCGTCCGGGTGGTATTGTAATCCTGGAAGGAAACATGAAATACCAGCCCATATCAATTTCTCCAAAGGACTCTCAGTTATTGGAAAGCCGCCAATTCAATGTAGTGGATATATGCCGTTTCTTTTCGGTATCTCCTGTTAAAGCGTTTGACCTGAGCAAATCCTCCTACTCTACCATCGAAGCCACACAGCTTGAATATCTGACAGACACAGCTTTGCCGGTCATCACCAAGATAGAGCAAGAAATTAACCGGAAAGTATTCAGCAGAGCAGAAAGAAGCATGTACAAGGCAGAATTCAACACATCAGCCATTTTGCGTGCAGATAAAGCAGCCCAGGGGGCTTTTTGGAAAGATATGGCAAATGTAGGAGCTGCCACGCCAAATGAAATCCGGAGAGAAATCGGTATGAGCCGGATTGAAAATGGAGACGAGGCTTTCGTACAGGTAAACGTGATGACGCTGAAAAATGCTGTAAAAGAAAAAATAATAGAAGGAAATCAAGAATAATCGGATTTTGTCAGACAAATGTTCCGTTAGAAATAAAACGATTTATGAGTGAACAAAAAGAAATGCTGGAACAGAGAAATACCACATTCCCTGTATCAGTGACAGAGGAAAATGAAAAGCGAACAGTAGAAGGATATGCCATGCTGTTTGGTGTAAAATCAGACGGACTGGATTTTGAAGAAGTGATTGAACGAGGTGCGCTGGATGGAGTGATTGAGAAAAGTGATGTATTTGCCTTACTCAACCACAACCGTGACAGAGGAATACTGGCACGCTCAGTAAACGGGAAAGGCTCACTGACATTGACAGTTGATTCAAAAGGATTGAAATACAGATTTGAAGCACCACGCACGATGCTGGGAGATGAACTGCTGGAAAACCTGAGAAGAAACGAAATCAATCAATCTTCATTTGCCTTTACTGTAGCAGACGGTGGAGAGAAATGGGAAAGGATGAAAAACGGTAAATGGAAACGTACTATCAGCCAGTTTGCCAGGATATACGATGTTTCCCCTGTATACAATGCGGCATACAGCAAAACAACGGTCAGCATGAGAGGAAAAGAGCAGGCCGAAAAGGAACTGGAAGAACGGAAGGAAATAAGTGAAGAATATTACAACAATATTATTAACAGTCTTAATTAGTAGGAATTATGGCGAAAGAAAAAACAAGAGTTGAACTGGCAGAAGAAAGAGGCCAGTTGTACAAAAAAGGCGTTGACCTAGTAAACAAGGCAAAACAGGAAAAACGCGAGTTGTCTAAAGAAGAAAAGGACCAGATTACAGAGATACAGCTTCGTATGACAGAAATCAATCTGGAACTGGCACAGCGTGATGCAATGAAGTTTGAAGACGAACATACTACTGGAGAAAAGTTCAGTCTGAGAAAAGCATTGCTGGAACTGGCAGATGGAGGACATTACAGTGAGAACATACGAAAAATGAATGAGCGTGGTGAAGCATCATTGAGAATGTCAGGAATTCTTCCTAAAAGTGGTACATCACTGATTATACCGGTTGAATCACGTGCTGAAATTACTGCCGGAAGTGCAGGTGCCAACGTGATTGAAACAGATTTCATGAACATTGTGGAACCGTTGAGAGACCGATTAGTTTTGGCTGAGGCTGGAGCAACCATGCTGACAGGACTTGTATCAGACATTGATATTCCAACTTACTCAGGTAGCACTTCAAACTGGGCTAACGAAAACTCATCTGCAACAGATGGTGCTGGAACCTTCAGCAAGAAAACGATGAAGCCGAAACGACTTACTTCTATCTTGAAGGTATCACGCCAGATGCTGGTACAGGATTCTTTGGGAGTTGAGGCTATGCTGAGAGCAGACCTCATCAACTCAATTGCATCAAAACTGGAAGCAACAATTTTGGGAGGTGCAGAAACATCAGCTGAAAAGCCTAACGGATTGTTTACCGGATATGTAACAGAATCAGAAGCTTTGTCATGGAAAGGTGTCGTAAACCTTGAAACGACAGTCGATTTGGCAAATGCTTTGATGGGTAACACGAAATACATTGTACATACTTCACTGGTGGGCCTGGCAAAAACGACTTTGAAGAACGATGGAGTAAGCGGCTACATCATGTCGGAAAACGGACAGATGAACGGATACGATACATTACGTACAAATGCAGTCTACAAAAAGTCGGGAACAGAATGGGGTGCTTTGTTCGGTAACTGGGCCGATTTACTTATCGGACAGTGGGGAGCTTTGGATTTGACTGTGGACCCGTACACAGAAGCCGATAAAGCATTTGTACGCATTATCGTAAACAGTTACTGGGATTCTTGCCTGAGACGTGATAACTCAATCGCAAAAGCACTGTTTAAAGACGGTTCAGCTGCATAAGGAGGGTAAACGATGTATATCACTTTAGATGAAGCAAAAAAGCATCTCAATGTAGAATCAGACTTCACAGAAGATGATTCTTACATTACATCGTTGATTGAAGTAGCTGAAGCTAAGGTGGCTGCAGAGTTATGTTTGAAAAGTACGGATGACCTGAAAACCTTAAGAGGTGGAGAGGTCATCCCTCCTCCCATAAAGCAAGCCATTATGCTAACGATTGGTTTGTATTACAACAATAGAGAGGAGGTGACGGTATCACAGACTCATACGCTGGCTCAGGGAGCATTACACCTTATCCAACTATATAGAGATTATTCACTATAACAATATCACAATGAAGGCAGGTCAGTTACGAGACAGAATCACAATTCTCAAAAGAGAAATCACACAAAAGCCACATGGCGGAGAAAAATACTCATGGAAAGATTTCATAACCGTGAGAGCCACTGTAAAGTTTGCATCCGGTAAATATGAGGAAACAAACATGGAGTATGCTCACAATCAGGTGAACAAAGTGACAATCTACTACAGGTCTGCCATAAAGCGTGAAATGAGGGTGAGATACAACAACGAAATCTACCAGATAAACTCCATCAACCCTGATCAATCTCACAACATGATGACATTAACAATAGAACTGGTCAATGAGTAGTATTGAAAAAGATTACATCGAAGTTAAGATTGATGTAGCCAGAGTAAACAGAATGTTCAAAGAACTCAATCTAAGTACGGACGAATCCAGGAAAGCACTAAGAAGAGGACTGGCTGCATCTGCAAGAGTCATACAAAGACAAGCAAAATCAAATCTTAATACAGTTCAGAACAGAGCATCAGGAACTACACTGGCCGCAACCAACCTGAAAAAGTGGGTGCGATACGTGGTATACAAAAGGACACTTGGATTCAGAGTACATATTCAGGAAAGCAGAGGATCATCAAAGAAAGAAAATCCTTCTTTCCTTCTAAAATTCTTTGAAGAAGGTACAGATGAACGCTTCAACAAAAGGATAAAAAAGGAAAGAATGTTTTCAAGGAGATTGAGAAAAGAAAGATATACAGGAAAGATTACCGCATCTCATTTCTTTTCAACAGCGTCAAAATCAAAGATTAATGAGGCACAATCAACCTTACAGAAACATATAGAAAAACATATCCAGAAAATAGCAAGCAAACGATGAACACCACAGATATATTCAGGTACATAAAGGAAAGACTGGAATCAGACAGCACCATACAAGAGATTATAGAAGGGAAAATATACCCTATTGCAATCATGCGTAATGTGAAGCTGCCGTATATCATTCAGAACGCAAAGCTGAATGCATCCAGTGACACCAAAGATGGAGAGTATGAAAGGGAAATCACATCTACGATAGCTGTGTTTGGCGAAAATCAGGATGTGCCGTTACAGCTCATATCGGAAATGGAAAGGCTGTTTTCTGGGGATGTAGAAGAAGTAGACTATCTGGATGTGTCGGAAATAAAAGTAAACACCTGGGATTTTGATGAGGATGATGGAGTGTTTGGTGGAATAATAGAACTAACCATTAAAATAGATGTATAACTATGGCCAAAGCTAAAAAATTAAAAGGTAAAGACCTGATGGTATTTGTCAACGACAAAGCCATCGCGCTGGCAACAAACCACACATTAAAGTTGACAGCAGAAACCGGAGACAGCAGTACAAAAGACTCCGGAGATTGGGGTGATGAAGAAATCACGAAAATGACATGGGAGGCAACATCTGAAAACTTATGCAGTGCAGATGAATCTGTTAACTCATACGAGCAGTTGCTTGATTTGATGCTGACACGTGAACCGGTTGAGGTAAAAGTAGGAATTCCTACCAACATCACTAATGATGAGGTTCCGGAAGAAGGATGGACGGTTCCACAGAAGTATTATGGAGGTTCGGCGTTGATTACAGACATTCAGCTGAACGCACAGAATGGCGACAATGCCACAATGACAATCACCCTTACAGGAAAGGGACAATTAAAGAAAAATGCTGGAGCATAGGAGGATGATTCATGAAGAAGGTCAATATACGAGGTAAAGAACACGTGATAAAATATTCGTTGCGGTGCCTGTTTAAGTTTGAACAGCTTTTCGGCCACTCTTATCAGGGAAATACATCAGAGGAGTATTATCAATTGCTGCACGCATCCCTGTTTGCATACAATCCGGAATACACAATGACTTTTGATGAACTGATTGATGAGTGCGACAATAATCCAGGAATCTTCATTGCTTTTCAGGAAGAAATGACAGATGCATCACGCAGACTGACACAATACTTTGAAGATAAAAAAAAAGCGGAAGAAACAACGGAGAAGCTATAAGTGTATCTGCTTTGTATGAAGAAATTGTAGGCAGGGGCGGCGTGTCTCCTGCCTATTTTTTTGAGGAAATGGACTTCAAGGAATGTATCGTATTTATGAAAGGAATGAGGCGGAAAGAACGGTCTGAACTTGAAAATACGAGACTAATCATGTGGGCGGTGTTGCAGAGTCAATCAAGGAGGACACTTGAACTGGAAGATGTGATGAAACTGGAAGATGAAGAAGATGATGAGACTGGAGTAGACCAGCAGGAACTGGAAGAATTAAGAAAACGAGCTAAAAAAATGGAGAAGAAACTATGAGTAACATATTCACGAGATTATTGCTTAATGCGGACGGATTCAATAAGAATCTGTATCAGGCACAAAAAAATCTGAGAGGATTTGCTGCCACATCTAAAGGGGTATTTAGTGGACTGACCACATTCACAAGCTACGCGGCTGCGTTTGTCGGGATAAGCACTTCCATTCATTCAGCTGTAACGGCCAACATGGAATTTGAAAAGTCACTTTCATCTTTGCGGTCATTGACTGGTGTATCGGCTCAGGAGTTGAATTATTTCCGGACCGAAGCAATACGCATGGGAATGGATTCAACTCAGTCAGCCTCACAGATGGTAGACGCATTCAAGTTGATAGGTAGCCAAATGCCAGAACTATTGAAAAACAAAACCGCGTTGACTCAGACGGCTGAGGCTGCAGTGGTGTTGGCTGAGGCTGCAGAGCTGGATGTACCTACAGCAGCAAAGGCTTTAACCGGGGCACTGAATCAGATGGGAGCCAGTTCATCGGAAGCTGCAAACTATATCAACATACTGGCCGCAGCATCACAGCAAGGTAGTGCAGACATTCCCTATCTGAATAAAGCCATAGAAAACGCCGGTGGTGCAGCCAGCAGTACAGGTGTAAAATTTAATGAGCTGGTGGCCATTATTGAAGCCATTGCACCCAAAATCACAGATGCGGCATCAGCAGGTACCAACCTGAGAAATATATTCCTGACGCTGGAAAGTTCCGCAGACCAAAATTTAAGGCCGTCTGTAGTAGGATTAAGTACAGCCATTGATAATCTATCAAAGATGAATCTGGATGCTGTACAGCTTACAAAGATGTTTGGTAAGGAGTCCGTAACGGCTGCAATTGCTATACTTCAAGAGAAGGATGCATTTGATGAATTGAGCCAAAGCATTAAGGATACCAATACAGCTTATGACCAAGCCGCGATTAATAATGATAATCTGGCTGGAAGTATCGGGAAACTGCAAAGTTCCTGGACTTCATTCATTAATACAATGGCCGGGAGTAACGGTATTTTAAAAGGTATTGTAGATGATCTGAGAGATGCTGTCAACTGGGCAAACAGAGCAATGATGACAGCAGATGAAAGGTATCAATACGATACACAGAATTCAAGAAGAATAGAAAGAGAAGAATCTAACAAACGTATTCAAAAATACATAGATAGTGGAATGAGCAGAGAGGATGCTTTAAATAAAGAAATCCAAACTGCAAACTATATGTATCCAGAAGCAAAAGCATATCAAGTACGTGAAAGAGATGTTGAAAAAAAGAGGGAAGAATGGGAAAGAGCAAAATTAGTAAATATCAATGGAGCTGCATTCGAAGAAGAAAAAGCGTACAAGGAAGCGGTAAAACTACTTGAAATATCTAAAAATGAATATACAATGCGCCAAGTCATTTATGATAATGTAGAGGCGCAAAGAAAAAGCTTAGAACAAGCCAATAGAGAACAAGAAAAAGCAAAAGCGGGAGCAGAAGCCGCTGCAAAAGCAGCAAAAGAAAAAGCTGCAGCAGAAGAAGCCGCACGTACAGCAAAGGAAAAAACAAAATCTGACTGGATAGCTGAAAGTAATGTGAATGGATGGTTAAATCAGCAAATGTCAGATAGAGGAAAATTTGAAGCAATACCAGGAACTGTTCCAATTGTAAAAATTCCAGTATCAATAGATGAAGAACAAATAGAAGAACAATTACCACAGTCTCCATTAGAGATAAAACTAAAGGCAAAACTTATAGAATTAGATTTCACAAGCTCTAAAATAAGTGAGCTTACATCATTGATGTCTGTTGCAAATCCAATAGAACAACAGCAGCTACAAGAACAGATTAATATCTATAAAAAATACGCAGAAAGTATAACTGGGAATCAGGGTATAAAAGACCAAATCAATGCGATGAATGATTATCAGAACGCGATAAGTAGTGTTGAATCAGCACTATCAAATCTGTCAGGAACATTCGATAGTGACTCACAAAATGCGTTCAGTTATTTTGCGAATATCATACAAGGAGCTGCACAGGCTGCAACGGCCATAATGGCATTAATACCGGTGAAGAAAGCGGAAGCTAATGCAAATGCTGAGGCTGCAGTAACAGGGGCTGCAAGTTCAGTGGCATCTATACCATTTGTCGGAGCGGCAATGGCCGTAGCGGCCGTAGCTGCTTTGATTGCATCAATGGCCGCAATTCCCAAATTTGCGAAAGGAGGTATCATTGGAGGCTCATCGTTTTATGGAGACCGTCTGCTGGCGCGCGTCAATTCAGGAGAAATGATTTTGAACAAAGAACAGCAGAAGTCACTCTATCAGATGACGTCTGGAGAGAATGACATTAACATCACATCCTTCAAGGTAAGAGGTGATGAACTGTTTTTAGTATTGAAAAATTATATGAAAAAGACCGGAAAAAAATTATGAGTTACGGACTGATTTATACGATACCATTTGAGAGCTCAAAGGGTGTTGCTTATGTAATTGAAATTGAAAAAGAAGATTATACAGGAGAATCTACGGAACTGGAACCGGATGAATCACCTATAATAGTGACACCGAATGATGATGATTTCCTGTACACGCCAATACGGTCATCATCGGCAACAATCAATGTGATAGGTTCAGACTATCTGCAGCAGCTGTATTCTACGGAATACAGGCAATACAGAGTAACATTACTACAGGGAGACAAGGTGTGCTGGTGTGGTTTCATAAAACCGGAATTATACACGCAGGAATATGCAGATGAAGTATTCACGCTGTCAATAGAATGTGTGGGATGCTTTGATGTGCTGGAGAATGTAGATTTTTCAGTGGAAGAAAAGACATCAAGAACAGTTTGGGACTTGCTGGTAAAGATGGTGGAAGAAACAAGAACAAGATACCATGAGATACTGATACCTCATGTGTATGCGTTGACTGAAGCGGACTATAACGCATGGAACAGTCCGATGAAAAGTTTGTCGGTTGCCGACCAGAACTGGTACGATGAGGATGATGAGTCTATGACTTGCAAAGAGGTACTGGAAGAGATAATGAAATTGTTTGGGTGGACGGCTACAGACTGGGGAGGATGCATGGCCATCGTAGATTATGACAATATGGACGGAAAGTATTATAGGCATAACATATCTGATAGTAGGATAAGTGAAAGCTACGAACAGAAATCAGTCACAGTTCACGTAATACAGAATATTGGATATGATGGTAATAACCACACGTTGGATGTAATGGGAGGATACAACAAAGTAAAGATTGTTTGTTCAAATTACAACATCTCAGAACTGGTACCGGAAATGGATTTCAATAATGACACTGAGATTTTTGAGATACCAGATGATGTGGTAATAAACATTAGTGGATTGGAAAAGTATACCACACATAAAATGTTCCTGACATCCGACAAGTGGGAATTAATTACTTATGATGAAAATGGGAATCTTATAGAAGGAGATATTGATGCATATAAGGGAAGAACGAATGAATTAACAGGTGCATTCCTGGCGAAGGTATGTGGGTATAGCAGTAAAAGGCCGGCAGACGGGCAGCCGTTTGTGGATGAAATCTCTGAATATTCTTATGATGAATGTATCCAGCTGAGAAAGACGAATGATGAGGCATATACCTCTGTATTTACAGGTAATGAGCCTGTATTAAGGATTAAGTCATCTTATGCACAATACCAGGATGGAATATTCTGCATAGACGGTGAATTAAGGCCCATTTTCAGAAAAGACATGGCTTATGATCCAAACGGATATGACGGTCCATCACACGAAACACAGTATATTCCATGCAGTGTAAGAATAGGAGACAAATACTATAATCCTACGGAAGGATGGACTAACAATATATGCATCTTCAATGTGTACACTGAATTACCTGATTCGTACAATAATTACACAAGTATTATAAATAAAAAAACATTGTCTATGCCATATCCAGGAGCAAAAGGATATGTAGTTACAATACCGGATGAAGGCATAAGTGGAGATCTGGAATTCACAATTTATGGGAATAATGGAGATGTATTGATTCAACAACCGTATGGATGGTATCTGAAAGACCTTTCATTCAATTTCTATAAGCAAAATTTGAATGAAAAGGATGATTCAGAGGATGACAGGATATACGAAAATGAGGTGAACAAATCTTACATAAATGAGGCTGATGAGATTGAACTAAAGCTATCAACGTACAATGAAGATGGGGCTTGCTATTCAAAGTTGATTAAAAGTTCAGGTGGATACCTGACAGATGATTTGTACTGCAGCCATGTGGCCGGTAATGTAAGGTTAGAAGAAATGCTGATAAAGAGATTAGTCAATCAATACAAATCATCAAGATTCAGGCTATCTCAGGAGGTATGCATTACAGACATAATACCATTCGATACGATAACGGATGAGAGCCAGGACGGGAAAAGATTTGTGTATACAGGAGGAGAGATGGACTACCAGCAAGACACAATGTCAATAATCATGTTAGAGAAAGAATGAAAAGAATTGTCAGACAAATTATCCGTTACAAATAAAAATAATATGATAGATGTAAACATCAACATAATCACACGGACTATCCCGGCAACTCCGAGGTCAAAGAATTACCCACAGGGATATAGTGTAACAAGAAATAAGAGGTATGTTACTACAGAGGTAAAGATGAGCAATCAAGCACAGAGCCGTGCAGTATCACAGAATCAGATAGATATAGTACAGCTTGTGAGAGAGAATAGAGAAAATGTGATAGCAGCTCTGATGGATGGAAACGGAGTCTTGTCAGTAAGAGGTTCAATCCGGGCCACCGGAAGTATTGACGCAAACCAAACATTTGAATGATATGGGAGTGATAAAAGGTAGAGATTTAGCCATCTGGTTGGAAGAGTCAGAAACGAATTTAAAGCGTCTGGCAAAAGACAGGTCATGTTCCATATCGGTTGAGGTTGAAACCAAAACAATAACAGGAAAAACAAATGGAAAGTGGGTAAAGAAAAGAGCCATCAGGCTTTCATGGAGTATGACATCATCACATCTATACACACATGACGGATTTGATTACCTGTTTGAAAAGATGGTGAACATGGAGCCTGTTATAGTTACCTTCTCCCCTATCCGCTCAACCATATACGATGAACAGACTTGGGATGATACAAAGAGATACCGTGGAGAAGCATACATCACCAAGTTATCCGGTTCTGCAGATTTGGGAGATATAGGGCAAGTATCAATATCACTGGAAGGTTCCGGACCATTATCACGGGTAGACTTTACTGATGAATCCGGAAGAATATTTGACAGAACATTTGATGACAAATTTGAATAACAACAAAAAGAAAACAATATGGCAAAAGAATTAAGTGTCTTACAGCAACAGGCTGAGGCCATCAAGACAGAAGTAAATAAAGGTGCCAATACATCCAGCAGGATCGGTGGAATGTTTGGTGATATAGTTGAAAGAATGAAACTAAGTACGGCCGAGTTCAACGTATCAGTTTTCTACCCAACATCAGGTATTTCGGGCGGGAATAAATACACCCTTGAAACAGCGATTGTGCAAGTTCCGGCAGAACTTAGGTCTTCCGGACTCACCGTTAGCTTCTTGAATGCA